TGTTTCCCCGGCGGTGGAATCCTCACCAATATTCTGAAGTTCGAAAAAGGTGCGGACATCCACATCCAGCCGCGCATGGATCTCAGCTCCTTCATAGTCATGACCGGGTGGAAACGTCAGGATTGCCTGGCGCCTCGGAACTATGAAAGGCTGAGAATGCCGGGATAATGATGTCGGTCGACTGCGTCTCTCAACTACCATCAAGGAACCGTATCCCAATCGGGTACTGTCCCATTTTGAAGAGACAGGTCACAGGACCAGGTTGCCGATCCGTCATTTCCCCTGTCGAAGTTATACGCCCCGATAACCATCTCCATCTGGAGCCTTGGATTAGTGGAGGTATTTCCCCCGATCCGGTAATCAAATGTCCTCGTTGCCCCGCGACCTTCTGCAAGAACGGCATGCTCCTTATTCGCCGCAAAATCACAGGTGCCTCCCAGGGTAACCGTCCCGTCGCTCAGTCCAACAAGCCTCTCAACCCCACTCTTATCGACCCCGGTAGCCTCCAGTAAGTTCTGGGAGTTCCCGATCGAAAGGGAACTGACATTAGAACTTATGTCCCGGGCAGTGCCGCCGGAATCGTCCACCGCTATGTAATCCCCCAAACCCGTCTGTTTAGCCATTTTAGCCTCCTGAAAAAATTCCTATATTTGTATAAAACTTTAATTAATCCCTGACATAACTAATCGCAAATGTTATTGATCCGGATGATGCGTCCAGCACCACCCTGTTTTTAACATACCGATTAAGGGTTCCCGTGAACTCACCCCTGGCGGCGCCGACCCCCGTAACGTATGCTGATATGACATCCGAAAAGCTCGAATCATTAGTCGAGTGCTGGAGGTTTACAAGCCATCGGGCATTCCCGCCGACTGCGGAGAATGCGAGGATCTGATAGATCCATGATCCGCCGCTACTACTGCTCGCGGAATCGTCCACCGAACTCCCCGACGTGGACGAGGTAATCGTGTCATCGTGGGCGGTCACCATTGTCCCAAATTCCAGCGGCACTCCACCGGTTGAGGAATAATTGACAACACCCGATATAGCAGAACCCGGAGCCGAATCCACAGAATAGTCTGCCTGCTTGGCAACTATTCCTGCGCTCTTAGCCCCGACCGCGCTTCCCATTGGGACCAGCACTGTCTGGTCTGCTGTCGGCTGTTTTCCGCTGAGTGACGTGAAGACCGAATGGGATTTACTGGATGCGGCATCAAACCAGACATTTACCGTCATTTGTCCGGAAGCCTCGCCGACGATCCTTTTGACACCCGATGAGTCCAGTGTCGTAACATCGAGAAGGTTCTGGCTCCATCCCGCCGAGGCAAGTGAATTCGCATCCCCCGAGAGATCATATCCCTCAACATAAAGCCTTGTATCTAACCCGGTCGTCTTTGCCATTGATTGCTCCTATGGGGTAATTGTTACATCCCCGAGGATCTCGACCTCGAAGGGAATGTCCATTGTCCTGTATGCCACCCCGCCGATATCCGTGTAACCTGTCGCCATTGTTCCGACATTTGAATCAGAACAATTCCCCGCCAGATCCGCATCACTTCTCAATGCCGTATCGATATTGACAGCGGCATCCCACAGATCCTCTTCAATTGATTCCCGGACGTCCTGGGATGCCTGCATCCTGAAATATGATCGAATTGTAAAAGTGGTCATTGTCGAAACATCAGTAAAGGTTTCGAACATTGTTGACCGTGAGACTATCCAGAAGGCGCACAGAGGCGTCCCCGGGATAGAAAGGGGTTCTCCCCTTAGAATCGCCGTGAATGTCGGGTCTGAGACCGTCCCAAGCAATGCGTCTATTCTGTTAATTGCTCCTGACCGGCTCATTTGAACTCCTCAAGCAATGCCTGTTCAAACAGATCATCAACTTCCTTTGGTCCCCTGGACAACCAGTCTTTCACATTCTCAAACATGTGATAACCACCAAACCGGGTTGTCTTATTTCGGGATGAAGTCCCTTCTACCCATGACGCATAAACAAGATTTGCCCCGTACCTGGCTTCCCCGGCATCGATCTGGGCATGGAGGGTTTTCACCAGGTTTCCCCCGACATGATTACGGAGGTTCGCCGTGATTCTTCCATGTCCGGGCGTCAGTTGTTCTTTCACCTTGTTGCTACCCATAACGGCAATATCTCTCAAGGCGAGATTCGCGGCTTTAATCAAATGACCCACGGGGTCATCAAAAAGCGGTCCATTTGCATAAACACCCTGTCTAGCCATTAAAAATAAGTCTCCGAATAAGCCGTCACAGAACGGAATTCATCAAGGGTTGAAAGAACTGAACTTGCGTCAGCGTCGGATCTCGTGATTCCTTCCGCACCGCTTCCGATTGTCAGGGTTGTTCCCATGTCCCTATCCCGGAAAAAGATCTTCCCCAGATCGAGACACGCCTGGACGACGATGGGATTGTATTCATAACTGTAAAGCGAAGCCCCGCCGGAATGAGTGGCGGCGGTTGTCCCGTTGACGCCTCTTTCCACCGTGAGGGTATTTCCGCTTATTCCTGTTATATACAACTGTTCAGAATCAATCAGAACTGTCTGGGCGATCCCCAGACTGCTCGCACTCGATACACTTACCGATGTCGTCGTGGTCGATCCTATTGCGTCGGCAGTCGTCTCGCTTATGGTGTCATTCGCATAACCCCATGTTGCAAGAACCGCGAGGGTTTGTTGCCCGGCATGAAATGATTTCGAGGAATCCTCATTCAGTTTTAACCGGGTCTTTGGAGTCGTGTTGTAAGGTTCCAGCCAGTAATCAGCATTATATCCCTCTGTAAGAGCCTCAGAGGAGTCCCTGTCTGTTGCCTTATAGGATGTAACGGAAGTTACAGAGACAAGCCAGGAGTCCAGGGGAATGGCGGAAAGATAAAAATCCTTCAACCCTATCTGGGTCGGGGACGATCCAGAAACTATGACCTGGGGCGTATCCCTCAATGTCCCGGAGCCGATATCAAAATAATGGGTCTCGAGACGCGGACCAAAACTCTGCATCCCCACATAGTTATCAATCCGGCTCGATGCAGACTCAACGATCCTTCTCAGGACTGCCGTGTCGCTTGTCCAGCCGCTCGAATATGCCGTCCCTGCAAGGTAATCCCGCAGATCATCAATGCTCGCGTACGAATGCCGAGTCACCATCTACTTATTTTCCTTCGTTTTCTTTGCTTTATTTTTCGGCGGTGCCTTCATCTTCTCAAAATATTCAGCATAATCGGTTGCCACCGCCGCAGGCATTTCATATTGCTGATCGGCTTCGTAAAAAACGCCTGATAATGTGAACCCTTTCACACATTTAACTTTAACCATTGCTACACCTCATAAGGGTCTGCGGAGGCTCGCAAAGACCTCCCCAGACCCACTTCTATCTATCTACAAATCCACTAACTGGCGGCGGCTCTACACATCTTGAAAGCGGCGGCAAGGGTTAACTGCCCGTCGCCTCTTCTGGAAGCGTAAAAACCCACCTGGTCCGTGTTCATAAACTCAGAATCGTTTCGGCGGATTGAAAAGCCCGCTCTATCGAATATTGCATACTGCTTGAGGTCGCCGAATAGAGCAATCCTCTCAGTAGCCGTAATAGTGGCTCCAAGACCGTGAGCCGAGTCGACCATCACGTTGGGTCGTCCAAGTATGAAATTGGCGGGAGCCGCTGTCAGATCGGGAATCGCGTGAACCCCAGCCGCTGTTGATGCGATACTCGTTATGAGTGCCGCAATTGCGGATTTCATTATCCAACTGGCATTAGACCTGAACTGTTCCTCAAGGGTGAAGTAGATTCCGGTCAAGTCGGCGGCGACAACGCTGGTGGCATTCGCCATCGTGTAATCAGAAGGACTGGCGCCCATTATCCCAGCGTATTGAGTCGTGCCGTTTCCGCTGATTATTCCCACATCTTCAAATCTACCCGCGGCTTCCTGGAATATCTGCGACAGCATAGCTGGCAAGTTAACGGCGGAGTCGTCAAGCAGTTCTCGCGTGACCTTGACCAACCCGCCCGACTTCTCAAGACTGTACGCAATCTGTGATGTTACCGGAGTCTGGTCGCTGTATGCGGCTTCTTCTGCGATCGCCGCCCAGCTTGCAGAGGCAATCCCAGGGATATATCCATCCTTGCTGGCAACACGAATAACGTTACAGTACGGGCGCAATCGTCCACCCGGAACTCCTGGGTCATGCACAACCTGGTTAATGAACTCCTCCGGTACGAAGAAACCACCTTCTGCGTCAGTATCTTCTTGCATCGCCTTCTGTTCATCAGGAGTTGCAGTCATCTGGAAGGCAACTTCGGACGGTGCTTTCATCCATTTCATAAAGGTATCTTTTTGGAATCGAGCATGGTCTTTAATGTTTTCCCCGCATTGCTCCTGCACCCAGATCGGTTGCGACATCGCCGGTAGACCCTTGATCCAGGTCTGCGGCTTGTAGTCAGCCTTGGTGTTCCGGGTCGTATCATCGGTGTTGTATTTCTCAACGTCTTTTGATGCTATCGGAACTGTATTCAGAGGCTGATTAAAGTCTCCCGAAAGAGCCTTCAATTTTAATTGCGCTTCCTCAATTTCATCCGCCTCCTTCATCATAATCTGGGCATCGAGAATGAT